CCCTTAAACATACACTTACTAATAAGACTACCAAAACATGAGTATACCTCGCATATCACGCAAAGAAGAAATGATTGCGCTTAGGGATCAGTATAGTGATCTTATAGGACTACCATGGACAGGACGACGTATATACGGATGTTATGAAATCATTCGTAAATATTATAAGTTTATGCATGATGATGATTTACCAGATTTCAATGCACGAGGAATTATCACTTTTACTGACGAAGCCATTGAAGAAGGTGGTGCAGAGAAATTATGGGAGAGTGAATGGGGAGAGGAGACTGACTTCTCTACATTAGTTGAAGAAGATGTAATTCTTTTTAGATTGTATACCAATCCATTAGGAGGATCATACTCAGCACCAATGGGCAAAGCCCCAAATCATGGAGGGATTTACCTAGGTAATGGTTTTATGCTTCATCATCCTTATAATTCCACCAGTATGATTGCAGATCTTGAGAGAGATGGTAATCGTATATGGAATACAAGTTGTATTGGTGCAATCCGTAAAAAGTCTACATAAGGTGTAGAAACAACGAACGTATGTCGAAACGCTATGTCCTAACAGTCGAGGTAGATGAGCATGGAGAATGTTATCTACAGTTACCCGACGAATTGCTTGAAGAAGCACAGTGGGACGTGGGAGATGTCTTAGAATATTCTGAAGATATTGACGGATCTATTATTATTACAAAAGTAGAATAGTTTTGAAAAATCCGCGAAAATCCGCGTCCATCTAAAATTATGAATGAGAATCCAAAGTTTGAAACCCTTGAAGAATATACCAATTGGGGGTTTGAACAATTATCACAAGCGTTAGTACAACTCACTGAGCGCGTAACTGCAATAGAGCAAGCAGTATCTAAGTTTCCGCCACCTGGGGCAGATATGATTCAATATAAAATACCAGGTCAAGAAGAGTATTCTAATTTACCTAAATTATTTGACAATCTATATACCCGTCTAAATAATTTAGAAGACAAATAATTTGTAATGCCTGCATATCTCCTAGAGTCTGCTCGGAGTTTTCCTAACCCAATTAACGGGGAAGAGTATAACACTATCTGGAAAAGACCTTCCAGCGGTGACTATGAAAGTCACTCGTCTGGTAATGGACTTGGTACGGGTACAGATTACTTTATTACTTTTGAGGGTAGTGGACCTGGATCCTATCCTTTAGGTAAAGATGCTATACATTATATTGGTGATCAAGAGGAATCCTGTGTAGCATACTGTGGATATACTCGTGCGCCAGTATACAGATGGTATCGTGGTGCAAAGCGTGATCACAAATATACAAAGAATCCATCATTCATTGAAGCAGATTTAGGATGTGAGAATGAGTCCTGGAAGAAAGCAAGTAGTGGATATAATCATGAGCCTAGGAAAGCCACTCCATACTTCTTTTGTCTAGATCGTCAGAGAGAGAATAGTGTACCACTCAAAGTGTGGTATTCATATTGGCCTGACAATACTATTCTAAGTATTGGTAATCCTGCAGGTGTTACTACTGGTTGTGGAAAAGCAAAATATTACGACGTTTATACGATAGGTTATATTTGTACAAACTTAGCAGATGCACAGGCATACGGTCCTGATGCTGTGCCATTGCATCATTACCGCTATGGTAACTACAGTGCAGGTAGTGGTAAAGATATTGATGACTTCTATACTATTAACCCTGCAGAGGAAGTTAATCTAGTTGATAGTCCTATCCCATGTAAGGATCCCATGAATAGGGAATATCAGTATGTGGGTATCGTTGGGTATGTGTATCCTGGAGATGCTCCTAATGCTCCTCAGGAGCGTGTTATAGAGCTGGGTAAGTTAGGACCTACTGGTCAGTGTGTAGACAAGACAGGTTGGTATTCATTTGAACCTGTACCTTCCCTATTCAGTCTTCCTAGTTACATGAAAACCAGTGGCACTCCTGGTGTGATTGGTTTTGGTAATCCTGATAATGCAGAGAAGTTAAGTGAGTATGCAAACTTTGAATGGTTGTATGGACTCAACGGAGCGATCAAAGGTGCAGTGCCACGCTTCTTAGGGTTTGAGGATTCGTATGACTCACAGTTTTACTACTACTTGTATGACACATCATACCCTTGGAATGGTCCTCTCTTTGGTATTCAGTATGCATTGAATGACATTCCTTGTTGTCCTAATGCTACAAATGCAGAGGGCGACCCTATCTGCATACCTAACACGCATTACTACTCACACTTCTACAAGATTCGTGAGGATTCTTGGGAGACTACTAAGTCTAGATGTGTTTTAACTGATGAATCTACCAATGCAGTTAACGAATCCTTTGAAACTATTGACACAGATAGTACTAAAGTCCTGTTTAGATACCTAACAAGGACTGGTGACTTCAATAGAGGTGAGCAAATCAACGGTTGGAATATAGTTTCCGTCCTTTATTACGGTGATCGCCTCAAATGTGGCATCATGGAGTTGGAAGGTAGTGGAAGTGACTTCAGTTATCAGCAACAATTCACTTCTACAGACGGTGGCACATGCGAAATCCTTGCTGGATACGGCATTGCAGACAAATGTGCGTTTGCTGGTGTGTATGAATTCCCTAAAAGGGTATCATTCTACAAGGTTGAGCTCTCTCCTAAGGCACTTGTGCCCAATCGCACACTGGATGAGGCAAAGTTTGAAGCAATTGTCAATGATGAAGGTGGTGTTGATGACGTTGTTATCATTAATAGTGGACGTGGTTACTCTAAAAACGCAAAGGTTACAGCAATTACACCTAAAGTCCTCAAGAATTTCTCTGCTACAGACACTACAGAGCATCTAGAAGACCTAATCCTTAAAGATCCTGACTGGAATAGGGCAATTGGTTTTACAGAATCCGAATTTGCGGGTGAGGATCCCGTCAAAGATGTGCAAGTTGCTCATGGTGCGACGGGTGGAGCTCTAGAATTCCCGCTTGACCATGATAATATTGGAGTAAATCTCACTGCTGCCAAGTTGGAGATCGCTGCATTCGATGAGATTGGCGGTATCCAGAAAATTAGAGTAGTTAAGAAGGGGTCAGGATACGATCCTGAAGAGCCACCTGATGTATTTGTTACCGATCCAGAGTATATTGAGTATGAAAGTCCTGACATTGGGGACATTGCTGCACTAGGACAGGGTATTTCTAATCAGTTTGTCAACATTGAGAGTCAATTACCTACTGGTGAGCAGCAAGATCCTATGGATTGGATCAATACTGGCAATGACATTGACTTTAGGGGCGCACCTACTGAGTTTCAGAGTCTAGGTACTACGGGCATTGGGTCTCCAACGTCTCCTAATCAGGTTGCAAACACGGGTTTCACCATTATGAATACCCCTGTTGCCTCTGCAGCACCCGATTCTTACATCAGAATGGCAGAGATTGATTCAGAAAACGAAACAAAACTGTGTTTTGACCTCCCACCCAACTGTTTGGAGGTGGATGGTCGCGGTCATGTGCTCGATGCTATCCCCAAACAGGACTTCTGGGAGATCATGAGTGGCAGGGACGACCGTATTCGCAATTTTGAGTCGCAAGTTATGCCTGATGTCTACACTACAGTCAAAAGTTTGGAGGAATATCAGGAATCAACCTCTCATGTTTACGGTCCTTTCCAGAAAAACCGTTGTTTGACCATGGGACAACCTAAGGTTTACAACATTAGACGCTGGTTTGACATGCCATGCGCATACATTAGTACCACTGAGAAGGGATCTGCCACTCTTGACATGATTGAAAAGGGCAGAAACCTCACTGATGAGCGTGCTTTTGGATATTTGCCTTACAAATACTGCGCTTCTAAGATCAAAGAGGCAGAATTTAACGTGTCAATCATGATTGAGGGCAAAGTTACTGGATCTCAGGGCGCAGCTTTCATGGATTACATGGAATCTTTCAAAAAACCCAAGGTAACACCGCGTAGAAAGGTGGGTGGTGGTTACAAAACGTGGAAATGCAACAACGGAGACGTTGATGGGCGTTGTTATCGCGATCCTAACGACCAAAATGACATTATTTTCGTCCCAGTGGGTCTAGATGAGAATACTTTTGACTATAACCGCCTAGGTTTTAGTGAGTATGAGCAATTCCAGCTCTGGTTAGGTGATAATTTGACTGGTGGAGCACTAGCAGGTGGCACAACAGTGGGTTGGGGATGGAATGAAACCACAACGTCACCTCCAGATGAGAATGGTAACTCTACAACTACAACTACACCATATGCAGGTAGTGGCACCTACACAAAATTCAATGTAGATTGCAGTCCTGACCCTACCGATAATAATGTGCCTAACCATGAGTGTTGGGATACATATGTAAGGAAGACAGGTGCCCCCTCAGACGCCCCTCTAGACGTTTACTGTGGATATGATAACGATGGTGACCCAATTCCTGGAAACCGCTTCTGGGAGATCACAGGACCCGCTAACGGCACTGTGCAGAATAGTCCTACAGGACCAGTCAATCCATTCTGTGCAAGTTGCACACCTTCCACAACATCTCCATTCGGTTATTTTGGTTGGTTTTTTACTGGACCTCCTGCCTGTGGTCTGGAGCAGGTCAATGATGCATCTATTGCCATTGACCCATCTAGAATGTATACTAACTCAGATGGAGATAAAGTATTTAAAATGGGATCTTACAGTGGCACAATGCGTGTGAGGAATTGGTTGACTGGCGGTATCCAGGCACTAAGTAACGCATTACATAACTTTGGTAATCCATACTTCTCTGAGTGTGATGTTGCTAGACCTGATACTGCAGGTAAATATATTAACCAAGAATTTTAATGGCATACGGATTTCTAAAACCAGTTGCATCACTGAATGGTCTACCCTGCTCAGGGCATGGTCTTTGCTTACCAGCCACTATCCACTCAGTGCAGTGGTGTAAGACCCCTCCAGTGCCCTACAGCATTATCATTAAGAATTTTACATGCTGGTGGCCACCCCAACCTCTAATCCCCATTACAGGGGTTAACCCAATACGAGCGACGGTGATGGTGCAGTTTATCCCTATCATGATTGGTGGAGATACATTCATGCCCCATATCTCGCCGTGTACAAATATCGTTATATACATCTGCCCATGCCATAAGGGTGTGTGTCCTATCCCTACACCCATCATCTGCAGCGCACTGACTATTGAGGATGCTGGTGGCGTGGGACATCCTAGAGTTCTCTTCCCAACTACTCTGACAGTCTTTGCATTCAAGATCCCCATTGCGAGGATCCTAGACCCACTGGGTGTAGGATTTCCTGGATTCTCATATCCATGCTCCTCAGTGGTTGCCTTTGGACACCCAACTGTGCTATCATCCTGAGGTAGTTTAAAAGGGACTAATGCCTAAGAGAGCAACGACTGGACTGGTTAAAGATGGTTGGGTACCTGGCAAACCGAAAATAACTCGGCAGGGGTCGTCTGGGAATACTAAATATTCCGCAACATCTCGTAACAGTAAAGGTAAGCGTTATCGTGGTCAAGGTCGATGAGAGTTGAGACCCGAGAGTCTATGGAGATGCTTTGGTCTGCTAAATGGAATCTTCCTAAAGCAGCAGAGCATTGTGGTCTGTCATTGAAAGAAATGAAGATTACATTCAACGAGTATTGTAATTTCCATCCCCCCACTTATGAGGGGGAATCTCAACAATGACTATAAATAAAAATACCGTGTGGAAGAGGTCTCGTGGCTAACAGTCCTGTGCCTGATCAAAGTGATGAATTTATTAAATCGGGGATGGTGTTAATAACCGACCCACGAAGTGATAAATATCTTCATAAGGTGAGTAGAAACATCCAACCACCTGTGAGACCAAAGAAAATAGAGGGTTAAATGCCTGCTTACAGATTCAGATCAGACCAGTACGTCAGTAGAGGGTTTAAGGACTTAGCAATTTCCTTTAATTCAAATCCTTCTACTGATGACTTTGGCGCTGTCAAGAATGAGAGAGCAATCAATCAATCTGTAAGAAATTTGTTATTGACTATATTAGGTGAAAGACCTTTTCAGCCGAACATTGGAAGTCGGGTGAAGGGTCTTCTTTTTGAGCAATGGGATCCATTCGCGGCGGATGCTATCAAGGGTGAAATTCGTGATTGCCTTAAGCGTCTTGAGCCACGGATTACTGTACAGGATGTTAGTGTCCGTGATGACAGTGATCTGAATGGAATTCAAGTTGAGCTTGAATATTTGATTACTGGAGAAAATATAACCCAAGAAGTAACATTCCTCTTAGAGAAGACCTGAAATGTCTGCTATCCCATCACAATTAACATCGCTAGACTTCTTTGAGATTAAAGAGTCTATCAAATCCTACCTTAGAACGCGTAACGAGTTTACAGATTACGATTTTGAAGGTAGTGCTTCGGCGTATCTTATCGATACCCTTGCTTATAACACGTATTATACGGCATTCAACGCTAACATGGCGTTGAATGAAGCATTTCTAGAGTCTGCTACGGTGAGAGACAACGTAGTCCGCATTGCAAAGCAGTTAAATTACACCCCTAGGTCAATTAAAGCACCCAGAGCGTGTGTAACTATCCGGGTGCAGACACAAGCTTCTCTAAATGGCACCACATTTCCAGAATTCTGCACACTGGCTGCAGGAGATGTGTTTGTTGCTCGTAACTTTAACGACACTTACACCTTCTGTGTGACTCGTGACCTCCAAACCACCGTAGATAGCGCAACTGGCATCGCGGTGTTTGACCCTGTGCTCGTTTATCAGGGCAATTTGCTTAAGTTTAACTACACAGTTGACTATACGAAGAGACAGGACTATGTTATCCCCACTGAAAACGTAGACACAGCCTTGGTTTACGTCGATATCTCACCTAACGCACAGTCGCAAGAGATTGACACCTATAACCTCGCTACAAACGTAACTGCGCTCAACGACACTTCTCGTGTTTACTACCTTGAGGAGTCTGATGACCTTAGATACCGTCTAATCTTCGGTGATGGTGTCTTAGGACGTAAATTGATCGATGGTGAATTCATCAGACTGTCTTATGTGACCACTTTTGGTGAAGAAGCAAACGGTTGTAAGGACTTTGCCTTTATTGGCACCATTAGAGACAGTGATCAACGTGCAATTTCACCTGCAAACATCGCAGTTGTCACTAGAGAGTCTGCAGCAGATGGTGAAGCACGCGAAAGTGCGCTATCCATCAAGTTTAGAGCACCCAGATCCTTTTCTACTCAAAACCGAGCAGTGACTGAAACGGATTATGAGCATATTGTCTCAGAGATCTATCCGCAGGCAGCATCTGTGACCGCATATGGTGGTGAGAGACTCACTCCACCCATTTACGGTAAAGTTTACGTTGCTATCCGTCCAAAAACGGGTAATAAACTGAATGAGACGACAAAAGCAAGAATCAAAAATGATCTGAAACCTTATACAGTTGCATCAGTCGATCCTGTGATCATTGATCCTACTACTTACTACATTATTCCTAAATCTTACGTTTATTACGACGGAAACAACACCGATAAGAGTGGCGCTCAACTAGCAAGTGATGTTTTGCGTAATGTTGACCAATTTAACAAGAATGGTCAAAACAATCGCTTCGGTGGTCGCATTGAGGCGTCGAAATATAACTCAATGCTCGATAATAGTGATCCTGCAATTTCTGGTAGTGTCACTCAGCTGACTATTGGTCAAAATCTTGACCAATTTACGTTTGGTAACGTATTTACTCAATGTCTTGACTTTGGTAACTCACTTTACAACCCATCTAACTTTTCAGGCACTCCTGATGGCGGTGACGGCACTCCTTGCTCTACAGATTCAGATTGTCCAGAAGGTCAAGTTTGTATAGATGGCACTTGCCAAAGCATCGGTGGAGGTTGTGATCCTTCCTTCTCTGTGGTCAAATCTGGCACATTCTATGCAACAGGTTTCACTGAAGACCTTGTTAACCTGACCATGCAAGGTGTTGGCACTAATTCAACTGCCCCTGTTATATCATCCAGCTCCATTACTGACGAAAATCAAGTTTTGGTCCCCGTCAACATTAGAGATGACGGAAAAGGCAATCTTCTCCTTGTTACTAAAAGGGACGAAGTTGAAGTTGTGTTAAATAATGCTGTTGGTAGCGTTGATTATGAAAACGGTCAAGTTTGTGTAGGACCCATTGCAATTGGAGGCACGCCAGACGATTCAGAGCGTCTGCCGATCCAAGTATTGCCATATGGAGGAGCTATCACAATTCCACCAGGCGTCGATCCCACATTGTTTGATATTAGCGTCAATCCAATCGATTGGAAGACTAATGACATTTCAATCCCCAACTTCGATCCTAACAACTTTAGTGGTTACAATTACGGTGACCCAACTGGGATAAATATCATTGATTATCCCACGGATAGTTTTACATATCCAGTAGATACCTCCTGTTTCTGAGATAGATGCCACACAAGAATATCGCCATTTCGGATAGAGTTGAAAATCAACTCCCAGAATTTATTAGGGAGGAAGATCGACAATTTGTTGATTTTCTCTTCCAGTATTACAAGTCTCAAGAAAAAACAGGTCGTCCTTACGATATTCTGAATAATCTTCTGGGTTATCTGGATCTCGACGGTTATACCTCAGACGAATTGTCAAATGACACACTCTTATTGAGTGATATTGGTCTGTACGATGAAACTATCACAATTGAGTCGATTAATGGTTTCAAGGAAACCGATGGATCTATTAAGATCGATAATGAGGTAATTTACTACGAGACTGTTACTCGTGGACCTGATGCTATTGTTACTCCAGGTGTTTCTCCTGATCAGTTTGATAAAAAGAAACAACAACTAGAAAATCCCTTCCAGTTGTTTGATGGGACTAGAAATAAATTCCCTCTTAGTTTTTTAGGCACTCCTGTAAATCCCCCTTCAGTAGATCACCTAATTGTTATCACATATAATGAAATGTTGGTCCCTGGGACTGATTATTTCCTTGAAGGCAATGAGATTCGTTTTGCTGTTGCTCCTCGTGAGAGATCTGGTGCTGATGACTCTGCATTCACTGAAATTGTATATTTGGTTGGGTATGCCGATCAAGCGATCGTCACAACTGATGCCATTCCCTTTGAAGAGTATCAAGGTAAGAAAGAATATCCTCTCAGAGTAAATACACAACCATATACCCCAACTTCAGCAATTGGTCTGATTGTTAAGAAAAACACTCGCCAACTTGAGCCATATACCGACTATACAGTATATGGAAGTGAGATTATCTTTAGATTCCCACTGGGTGCTGCTGATGATATTCATATTCGCTCTATTGAGTATATTGCCCCTTCTTTTGGATCTGGAGCATCTGCAGTTGTCTCTGTCGATAGTCTTGGTCAAGTTGACCGCCTAATTCCTAAAACTGGTGGTAGTGGTTACAGACTAGATTTTGAACCTAAAGTTGTAGTCCAGCACAACACAGGTGTGGGTGCGACTGCCAAAACTTTGGTTAGTGGTATCAAGGATATCAACCTAATTGATGGTGGACAGGGTTACACGTCATATAACCCTCCTATCGCCCTTGTAGGCGCTCCTACAGGTGGTACACTGGCAAAAGTCACTCTGACTGTAGATGATACAACAGGTCAGGTCGATAGTCTGACTATTATGAATTCTGGTAGTGGATATGACTTTATCCCTGCTATTTCGTTTCTTAATCCTGGTGGTTGCAAAATTGGTCAACCTACAATTGATAGTGAAGGTCGTGTAAACATTGACAGTATTGCTGTCGAAGAATTTGGACTGAACTATAGTAATCCTCCTATTGTTTATCTGGATCCAGCACCTGAGGGTGGTATTAATGCTCAGGCAATTTCCAGAATCAACCAAGACGGTCAAGTCTATGAGATCGTTATTACAAACAGAGGTAGAGAGTATGTAACCCCACCTAGAGCAAG